AAATGAAGTAACAGTAGACGAATTGCAAGCACAATTAGCAGAAGCCAATACAAAGATGGCAGACGCTACAAGCCAGATAACGGCAATGCAAGCAAAGAACGATGAGCTGTTAGGAGAAACAAAGGCAGCTAAAACCGCGAAACGTGAAGCGGAAACAGCAGCAGAAAGCGAAAGACTGAGAATTGCTCAAGAAAAAGGCGATTTTGAACAGCTACATAAATCAAGTGAAGAACGGTATCAAAATACTGTTAAACAGCTTGAAGAGCTACAAACAAATATCGCTGTAGAGAAAAAGAATACAGCGGCGCTAAAAATAGCAACAGAGCTAGCAGATGGCCCAAATGCAGAATTATTAGCAGAGTTTATGGGTAGACGATTGAAGTTTACTGAAGAAGGTTTAAAGGTCACGGATTCAACAGGCGCATTAACGGTGTCGAGTCTTGATGATCTGAAAAAAGAATTCGCCAATGATGCGCGCTATGCAGCGTTACTCAAAGGCAATCAATCCTCTGGCGGCGGTGCTTCTGGTGGCTCAAATGGCGGCGGTGCTGCAACAACTAAAACACTTGCTGAATTTGCAGCATTGAACGGAGCCGACAAAGTTGAGTTTTCTAAAAAGGTCAACTCTGGCAAGGCATCCATAACTGATTAGAGGTATTAAAAATGGCTAATGTATTAACAGACCTAGCAGCGGATATTCATATTGCGGCTGATAAAGTAGGGCGTGAACAAATCGGCATGATTCCTGCCGTAACTATCAATAGTGGAGCAGATCGTGTGGCATTGAATGGCGTAGTCCGTTCACATTTCACCCGAAAAGTAGCTTTGGTTGATAATACTCCATCGATGACTATTCCACAGGGTACAGATCAGACAGTCGATAACAAAACAATGACTATCGACAATTCTAAGGGCGTGCAGATTCCGTGGACAGGTGAGGATATTCGCCATGTAAACAACGGCTCTGGATATAGCACTATTTATGGCGATCAAGTTGCACAAGCAATGCGAGCAATCGCTAATCAAATGGAAACTGACCTTGCTGTAGCGGCTACCGCTGCTGCTTCTCATGGTTACGGCGTATCCGGTACTACTCCATTTGGTACAGCTAACGATTATACAGATGCATCAAATGTATTGAAATTACTTAAGGACAATGGCGCGGGTGCTTTCGATAATCAATTGGTTATCAATAGTGCTGCTGGCGCTAACTTCCTTGGTAAACAAGCGGCTGTTAATGCCGTTGGTACTGATAGCATCTTGCGTAACGGTGTAATCCTTGATGTATCTGGTATGCCTATTCGTGAGTCTGGTCAAGTACAGAATCATACTGCGGGTACTGGCGCGGCTTACACAACCAATACGGCTGGCTATGCTGTAGGCGCTACATCAATCACGCTTATTACTGGTACAGGTACTGTATTAGTGAATGACATGGTTACATTCGCAGGTGATGCGACTAAATATCAAGTTGCAACAGGCGTGGCCGCTCCCGGAACTATTGTATTGCAAGAGCCGGGTCTTAAGGTAGCGATACCAACAAGTGCAACAGCAATGACTGTAGCAGCTACTTCAGCTCGCAACCTCGGCTTTGCACGATCTGCTGTAGAAATTGCGGTACGCGCGCCAGCAAAACCACCCGGCGGTGATGCTGCATCTGAGGAAATGATGGTTGTAGATCCTTTCTCTGGCTTGGCTTATGACATTTCGGTGTATAAAGGCTTCCAGAAAACCATGATTAATGTCTCCGCAGCATGGGGCGTTAAAGCTTGGAAAGAAGAGCATATTGTTGCTCTGTTAGGTTAAGTTTGACCTTTCCATCTAGGGAGGGCTTAACGGCTCTCCCGCTTTGAGGTTATAAAAATGTCAGATATACTCGAAACAGTAAAAGTAGTTTGCAAGAATGAGCAGGGCTATATGATTATTAATAAGGCCGATATGACTAAAGATCATCAGCTTTATACAGAAAAGACCGTTAAACCGGCATTAAAGAAAAAAACCACTAAATAATGGTAAAACAAGGCACTAAAACAGGGACATTTATATCGAGAGCGGAAGATCAGGACGGCAAAAACCCGACGATCATCACGCAAGATAATAGATTCCCTGTTGAGGATCACGGGCTTGAAATTGCAAAAGGAAATATAGCTAGTCATTCGGCAGGTACTATTTTTGGGCACAATTTAGATATAGACCCAGCCAATGAAGCTTTAATGTGGGACTATGGTGATGTTCAGTTTTTTGAAATTTATTTAACTGCTGATACAGAGTTATTCATATCCTCAGATAATGCAGGTGATATTGATGTAAATGTATTTGTATGGGGTATGACAGAAGATTATGTTTTTAAGCAACAAGTTGTTAATTTTACAGCAGGTCAATCTCAACAAAGTATAGGTGATTTCTTCCGTATTTTTAGACTTGTAATTGTTGCCGGAGGAAATGAGCCTTTAGGTGATATTTATTGCGCGGAAGCTGATACATTGACATTAGGTATTCCCGATACTAGCGCGAAAGTTCATGCTTATATGCGTCAAGGTTCGAATATAACTCATAAAGCCTCTGGTACAGTTCCGGTTGACCATACAATGTATGTGACGCGGATGTTTATAGGTACTAGGCGTGGAGAGGATGCGGTGTTTCAATTTCGTCAACAGCCATTTGGTTATCCTGCTTTCATTGAAGCATCTAGCTTTCCCGTATATCAGAGTTCAGAATTTTTAATATTTGATCCACCTTTTGTTATAGATGGGAAAACATCCTTTGAATTTTCAGCAAGGACACTAACAAATAATACTCAAGCGACTATAAATATCGCATATATTTTAGTTGATAATACGGTGACATAATGGCGACTTTAACCCAACCAAAAGCTAATAAAGGACTGTTGGTATATTCTTATAAATCTAACACTAGAGTAGTAATAGCAGCTACTCATATTACAAGTTATAAAGAATTACCAAATTTTGAATTATTAATTATAAGTGGGGCAGATATTAATCGTCTTAAATTTATTGATAAGGCAGATTGTGATGCTGCTATACTTATTGTAGACAATACAATGAATTTAACATCAACAGAAGCGGTTGCTCCGGCTTAAATAGGTATTTAACATGGCCACAATTATAGTAGAAACAGGTAGCGGATCAACCACAGCAAACAGCTATATATCTGAGGCTGATTTTGAAACCTATGCATCTGACAGAGGAATTACTCTAACGGGTGATAGTAATGTCTTATTAATTCAAGCTATGGATTACATAGAGCAACAGCCGTTTAAGGGCTATAAATATAGCGATACACAAGCCTTACAATGGCCTCGCGGTAATGTAACGATTGACGGCTATTATGTCGATGTTGACGAAATCCCACAGCTATTAAAAGATGCGTTATGTGAAACAGCTATTGGTGTCGATGCTGGAAACAACCCATTAGCCGTTGAAGAAAGAGCAACTAAAATGGAGAAAGTCGGCGATATTGAAGTCGAATACATGGACGGTGCTAGAAATTCAACTTATCTAAAAGCAATTACTTAAAGCAGGTTCGAGCGGCATAAGTACGGTAGCTATTCGTGGGTAGTTTTTACGACAATTTGCAGAAAACAGCTACTAGGCTATTGACTAGCAAAGGGCAAAAAATAACATTTACGCGCTTAGTTGAAACATCATTTAATAGTGGTACTGGCGAAAAGACAACATCTGACTTTGTGTACAGTGGCTATGGTGCTGCTTTTGATTATAAAGCAAGCGAGATTGACGGCTCTGTTATCCAGCGTGGAGATATTCGTTTAATGCTTGAGAAAACAACTTTAGCACCAAAGATAGATGACGCTGCAAAAATAGATACCGTTAATTACCGCATAATGGATGTGATTAAATCATCACCAGCGGGTTATTTCGTGGTTCGTCTTTGCAGATATTTTCCTCAGTTATTGTGAGAACTCCTGTTAAAACTGGCCGCTTACGTGGTAACTGGCAATGCTCGTTAAATATGCCATTATCCGGTGAGATTGAAACGGGGGGCGGCGTGGCATTAAGCAAAGCACAAAGCACCACAGCAGGAGCAAAGATAACAGATTCAATTTATCTAGTTAATAATCTGCCGTATGCTCAAAAGATAGAAAACGGTAGTAGTGAATAAGCCGGTTAAAGATACGTTATGGATTAGACCCTCGTTATTACCTGCTGACACATCAGGGGCAACGATTGGCGCAACAACTAGCACGGACTTAAACATTGGTATTTATCAGGTTGATGTATTCGCACCAGCTAGTGAAGGCAAGAACGCGGCAATGGTTCAAGCTGATTTAATTGCAGATCACTTTAAACGCGATACGGAATTGACGTATAATAGCCGAAAGGTAACGATTAAGAACGTAGGCCAATCGCCTGCACAGATTGATGGTGGATGGTTTCAGATACCGATTAATATCGAATACTACTCATTCACAGTGGAGCGTTAAAATGAAAAATATAGAATTATTTTCACCTTGCGGCAAGGCATCTATTTTTTGCCATCCCGCTAAAGTTGAAGAAATGAAGAAAACGGGCTGGTCTGAAAAGAAAGCCATTAGCAAAACTGAATCTAAACTAAAGAAAGAGGATAAATAATGGCTACTCATTCAGGAAATAGCGGCGTAGTGCAGATTGGTGCGAATGCTGTTGCAGAAGTAACATCATGGACGCTAGAAGAAGGCGTTGCAGAGATGGACGATACAGCAATTGGCGATACTGCTGACACTCATCTAACTGGCACAACTAATTGGAACGGCACTATTGAGTGCTTCTGGGATGAAACAGATGCAACCGGTCAGGAAGCTATGACGATTGGCGCAAGCGTTGAATTATCTTTATTCCCTGATGGCACGGCAACGGCTGATATTGATTTTAATGGCACGGCATCAATCACAGCTATCTCTCGTGGCGGCTCAAATAACGAAATAGTCACGGCCTCATTTACTTATAAAGGTAATGGCGCGTTAACTCGCTCTGTAGTCCCTGTTTAACATGGATATCACCCAACTATACACGGCTAAATCTCATGGTGAAGGGGCAGAAATGCAGGTTCACGATGATGATGATGACACTGATTATGATATTGAAGAGCTTGTTTTAGCTTCATTGGGTTGGCGTGGATTTGAGCAGGCAGGCGAAGAGCTTGAATTCTCAAAAGATAACGTCAGGCAGCTTTATAAGCAAGCTCCATACATCAAAGATCAGGCTATTATTTTTGTCCATAACCGCGCAAATTTTACAAAAGGCTAATCGTACAATTTAAAGACTATGCGAAATGGATGATACATGCTCATTCAAGGGATAAAGGCTTTAAAGATACACGGTTAGTCGTTTGGGAAAAGATAAAGAAGCGCACTGGCAAAAAGATAGATTTTATCGATAACAGGCCGGAATGCCCCAAAGAGTTGATTTATCTATGGGATATGTACAGCGGCTTGTTAAAAGGGTGTGAGACGGTTGGTTATTCTGAGTTAATAAATTACCAATCAATACGCGGCATTAAGTTGAATTTTTGGGAATCGGAAGTAATGATTGATATAGACCTAATGAGACGAAATAATGACTGATATCGCCACATTAGGTATTAAGATTGAAGCCTCTGATATCCGTACAGCGGTCAGAGAGCTTGATCGATTAGAGAAAAAAGCCGATAAGACAGAAAGCAAAGCCAATAAATTAAGACGCTCTTTCGGTGGGCTTGGTACTGCCATTGCTGCATTAGGCGTTGGTTTACTAACCCGAAAACTAATTCAACAAATCAATGTCTACACCGCTTTAACCAATAAATTACGCTTGGTCACAAAAAGCTCTGAGGAGTTAGTAAGCGTCCAGAATGATTTATTCGAAACAGCTCAAAACACTCGTAACTCATTAGAAGGCACGATTGATCTATACACTCGATTAGCGCGTTCAACTGAGTCGTTATCATTATCAAACAGTGATTTATTAGACATAACCGAATCGGTCAACCAAGCCGTTGCAATTAGTGGTGTTAGTGCTGCTAGCGCCTCTGCTGCCTTATTCCAGTTAGGTCAAGGTTTAGCGGCTGATGCGTTGCGTGGTCAAGAGCTAAATTCCATCATGGAGCAAACCCCACGACTAGCCAGAGCCATTGCTGACGGTTTAGGTATCGAGGTAGGCGCGTTAAGAGAAGTAGCCGCACAAGGCAAATTAACAGCCGAGGTAGTAACCGACGCATTAAGAAGTCAGTCAGATGTATTGCGTTCTGAGTTTGGAAGAACAGAAAAAACCATTAGCCAAGCATTCCAGCAGATAGAAAACGTAGCTCTGCGCACTTTCGGCACAATAGATGCTACCGACCTTATCAAGTCAATGGATGAGTTTAGGGTTATTATTTCCGATCCTTCTATAACAAGCGGTTTACAATCTATTGCAAGCGTAATGCTTGATATTGTTAATCTAGGCGTTAGAGCTGCGGCTGGATGGGGGATGATATTTGATAAAATAGCAAACTTCCCTGATACACCTATCGAGAACCTTAGAGAATTATCTGACAAAATTGGCGATATAAACGCAGAAATAAGAGCGGCTGCTGAAAGTGGTCGGCCTTATGAAAGCTTAATTCAAGATTTAAAAGTAGCGACAGAAGAATATAATAAATTAAAAGCGTCTATTGATGCTACCAATCAATCAAGAGCCGTCAGCCAAACTGGTGGTGCTGGCGGCACTGGAGAAACCGGAGCGGCTGAATTAAGAGACCCTGGCGAGGCGTTAGAGAAACTAAGGACGCAATACGCATCTGAGGTAGATTTATTAAACCAGAAAGTAGAAGAAGAACAGTTAGTTCTTGCTCAAGCGTATTTAAATAAAGAGCTTTCAGAAGAAGAGCATCAGCAGTTAATGATGCAAATCAACAGCAACTACGCAGAACAACGAGTCGCTTTAGATCAAGATGAGACAGATAGGCGACTCGCATTTAGGCAAAATTTAGCAACTCAACAAGCGTCAGTTGAGCAAACAGCATTCAATCACGGCATTAATTTATTACGTCAATTCGCAGGGCAAAGCAGAACAATATCGCTAATATTAATCGGCATTCAAACAGCTAAAGCGGTCAAAGATATACAGATACAGGCGGCATCTGCAACGGCTCAAGTATTGAACTATGGGCGAATTGAAGCAGCAGCTTATAGGGCGCTACCATTTGGCACTGGTGAGGCTTTAGCTCAAGCGGCTTTGGCTCGTTCAGCGGCATCAGCAGCGGCGATAGGTTCATCAGCAGCGATAGGTACTGGATTAGCGATTGCAACAGGTGTAGCTCAAGCAGCGGCATTGAGTGGTGATGACGACGCAGATACAAGCAGCGCAAGCAGTACAGGCGGAACGACTACAACCACGACAGGTAGCAGCGTTCCGGTTGGTGATGTACCTCTTGGTGGTCAAGAGCGTGTATTAAGGGTTGTTATTGAGGGCGAAGGCGCTCATTCAAACTATATGCGACAATTAGTCATTGATATAAACGAAACCGCTCAAGATATGGGCGGGATAACTGGATTGGTGATTAGCTAATGGCATTTATAGTAAGCTCTGCAACGGTTGGCGCGCCTAGAATTGGTTATCACAATCTTTTTGAAGATGCTGCTGTGACGGTTACAGTATCAACAGAAAGCAGCGGATTTGAAAAAGAAAATGCCTATGATTGGTTCGGCTATGATTGGTGGAAGCCTACAGCCACTGGGGATAGCTGGTTACGCGCTTCTTTTGGTGCGGCTAAATTAGCTAACTATATGGCGGTTTGGGGACATAATCTGGGTACTATTTCTGGTTTTTGCAAGCCTCAATATTCTACCGATGGCGGTAGTACGTGGAATGATGCTGCAAGCTTTGTTTCCCCTGCTGATGATAATACTCTGTTTTTTGCATGGGATGATATAACGGCGGCTGATTGGCGGTTGTTGGTTAACGGGGCTACATTGCCTATTATTGGCGGCGTTCAGATTGGTGAAGTATTTAAACTGCCTAAAAATATGGAGGTTGGATTTGCACCCCCGTCATTAGTCCCGATTATCGAAAGTAAAACGGCACAATCTGAAAGTGGCGCGTTTATTGGTGGCTCTACTCGTTTCAAAGGAATTGTTGGCAGCTTTAAATTAAGCCATCAAGACCCTGTTTGGGTTCGTGATTCGTGGATACCGTTTATGGATCATTTCCAGACCCCTAAACCGTTTGTATTTGCGTGGGACTATGACACACATTCGACAGAGGTTGTATTGGCGTGGAAGCCTAAAGGTAATGCGGCTATGCCTAATTATACCTCTCCTTTGTACATGGGTGTATCAGTTAAGTTTGAAGGTATCCTGTGACCTATGATACAGAAAAAAAGCGACTAGGCCGCGACCCGCTAACATTCATTAGTTTAGAAATGGATTCGTGCAGCCTATTGTCTGGAATTGGCGCATGTACAGCGACAGAAACAGGCAATGCCAAGTGCCACAACACTAGATCTAATTGCAATGATCCAGATAATTTTACTAAAGAAATTAAGCCTATTTTTTGCTGCCAGCCGCGCTCTAATTTACCTCGTGGCGTAAATATGTTCCCTGTTATTATTGGTGAAGTTAAAAAAGCCCCTGCGTCTGTAACGGGTGGCGCTGGCATGGGTAATAAGGCCGTTGTTACGATTAAATTAAAGGACTTTCCTCACCATGAC